ACAAGGATCTTCCGCATACTACATACTCGCGTTCATTAGATTGACCATCAGACGACTAACATATGAGCTAACTGTGACCAGTGAACTCAGCTGTCCCATGGCATCTGTAGCACCGACTAAAACCGTCGCCCCATCTTGCGCAGCATTCCCTAATGTCAGGTCTGAGGATTGAATTATGTCATCGGCCTTCCTCATAGCTACACGAATTGTAGCCTGAATTGCCACTAGTAGCGCCTGCGTCGTTGCGGACGTCTGTGTACCAAAGTACATTGCGCCCGGTCCACTAAGTGCGTTTTGCAGGACCGACATGTTCAGAGCGGCATCTGATCCATAGCTCGCAGCCGCGTCCATGTCAGCGCTGATGATGTCTATAAGTGAAATGGGTATATTGGGGGTGATTGACGCCTCATCCTGCAGTACAGTGCAAACGATGCGGTACGGGATCCACCGTCCATTCTGGTAGTCTACCTGTAGCTCTGTTATCAGAACGGTATAGAAGAAGGTATCCCAAGTAAGAGCAAGAGGCACTCCCGCGGACCGCAGATCATTCAGAGTGCGAGCGCGCAAAGTCGCATCAATGCCAGAAAAGATGCCAGAAAAACTGATCTGAGCGTCATCGCGCCCTAACACGTCGATGACGCGTGCGCCGCCTGGCAATGCGTGCACAACGACACGCTGCCTTCCACCAAAATTAATGCGAGCGGGAACCTCAAATTCTGTAAAAAGAACCGGACCAAGCACTAAGACAACGTCAGACATCGCCGACTCCATCCGCGGTCACTCCGAACACACATGCATGGCTTCCAGTAGACGAGCGGCATGTCAGCCGGGGCGAGCGGGCAACCTCCAGCTGTTAACGACATCTTCACGATCACAAGATGCCGGTTTTCTCAAGATGGCCCCCATACGAACGGACTGGTGGGCTGCTTGATTCTTTAGACGCCGACAGCGGCCCCAGGATGCGTGGCGCTAACACGAGGATCGACGCCGGTCATACCTCCCGAGGGACGGGATGCTTGCCTACTCAGACAATCGAAAATCCAGCGCCCAAGATATCCACCATCTACGACTACAATGCCGATCTTTGGCTCGGACGAAACCTCCGGCGCGTGTGGGTGCCGCAGTTCGACCGATTCGGCATCGGGCCATACAGCTTTTTCATCGTGGTTTTTGCGCCGCCATTTTATAGCAGAGGTATCTTTATGCAGTGATGCTGTAGTTGTTGGCGATATTGCCTCGATCATTCCGAAGTTCTGGCTATCGAGTTCTTCTGCTAGTCCGGTCGTGGTACTCCTCAGTGACCGCAATTGAGCCACTGACCGCGTCCTGGTGACGTTATGATTTCTAGAATGTGCCAGCACGGAAGCGGGTGCCCGGCTTTCTGTGTCTGATGCTATTAATGCGGACTTCGCCAAAGAAGGAACTATTGGTGGATTCTCTCCACCGTTTACTAGAAGAACCATGCTAGGGTCATTGGCGGGATTGGTAACCGACTGCAAGCTCGACTGCACTGCGGACTGGCTGCGTGCTTTAGACTGCTGCGTCGGTGCCTCTAGCAGCGAATCCAAGCCTACCTTATGTTGCAATGTGATCTCCGGCAGAAACTCCACCAAATCAGAATCATTCGGCATCCGATTGCGGGCCCACGCCTCCGTTGGAGACGTCTGTCTGACTATCGACTGGGGGTCGTGCCTCGCTACCGCAGGTTCTATTTGGGCGTGGGCTTCCTGATGAACAGTATTAAAATCCCGAAGAAGCGATGCGTCGACGGACGTCTGAACGGCGCCTATAGCACCCACCTGCGTAATACGCGGGCCGAGTCCCTGTACGTTCGCGCCCAGGCTCGTCATCATGACTGTCATTGCGGACTCTGCACCAATTAGTTCTTCAAGTGCGGCCGAGGCCTTTCCTATCAATGCTGCACCCTCTAATGCTCCGTCAGCCACTACGATGGCCGCGTCAACAGCCCCGGAATCATTCGATCTCATATTTCGGCACTCCAGGCCAATCGCTGCCAATCGAAGGTCCGACCGTCCAACGAACCAAGCGCAACCACAAACGCCAACCTCTCATCTTCTGCCATGCTGAAAGCGACATCAAACGGCACCCCGTTCCGGACCAGATATAGGCAGTCAGTCAGGTCGGAGTGCCGGCTAAGTTTCCCACGTTGTGGACCGATTCGGCCAGTGACTGCTCTGAGGGTTGGTGCAGCGCGCTGGCAACCGCAGCTATCCCTGCATCCCCCAAACGGCCTATCATCGCCTCAATTTGCGGCTCGCTGACCGGAGGAGGAAAAGGTATGTCGTCAATGGCGGCAACGGAGCAAGCAACCAACGCCATGCCCAACCAGGGCTGGTTCTGCGCCAAAAACGGACCAGCCGCCTTGAATAGTCGAAGGCGATCGAGCGCATTCAACCGACGGATAGTTAGTCTCCTACCTTGTTCGTCGACGATAATCTGAATTGCCATCGCCGATGTCACGATCGTTGCTGAAGGTGTCATCAGACTCGCCGACGTCGGGCCGCGTAGTACTCTAGTTTTTGCCTCACACTGCTGTCTCCCTTCCAAGTTCCTGCATTGCTCAGCTTGAATATCACATTGTCATATTGATATGTTGAAGTGGAACCGTCCGTCTCAGTAATATACTGATACATGCTGCCTGGACTGACGACTCCACCGCCGTAATATTGCTGCTCGGCCACAGCAATAAAATCGTCCATAGTCGAACTGCCACGTTCCAGTTCGAAACTGCCCTCCCATCCCTTTGGCAATTCCGTCCCGATTTGGGTTCCGTCCAATCGGTCAACACGGACCGAATGTGTAATTTGCCGACTTTCAAAGGATGTGACATGCGTTAGGTCTACGCGCCCATTCGGACCGATCACAACCAATTGTGTATCGCGACCGACGGAGAATGTGGTCAATGACATTTACATTTCTCCTTATGCCGTTTGGCCTGCCGGCAGGGTTTGTCTCGATACCTGCACAGTCTGACCACCCTCAATGTTGACGATAAACTTTTCATTTATGGCTTGGTACTGCACTTGGGCGTCGGACTGCACGTACCCCAAGTCGGTCCGAGTGAACGGATTGTTGGACGTATCACAGATGACGCTGAACGGAAGGCTGCCGTCGGTGCTACCCAGCAAGCCCTGTCCCAACATGTTCTGCAAGAACGCTAGCTGGGTTGCCCTTATACGAAGGAACAGGTCAGACGTAATGACCTGCCCCACATATTGTCCCATACCGGCTGCCAGCGTTGCGGCAATATAGTTGGTAAGGCGTGTGTAGTTGTCGCCATTTATCGCACCGTTCGACGATGAGTTGTGTCCCCCCCGCACACCCCAGAAGTGTCCGCCGGGCTGCGGATTGGCGATGACGTCTATCCCCGAACTCAGCAATGTTGATAGGTCCGCAGAAGAATAGGTAGCTCTTTGGCTTGAGCCAGGCGTGCCAGAATTTTGGCTACCAATGATACTGTACAATTGTTTGTTTAGGCTGGACTGTTCAGGCGATAGATTTGCGAGTCGCCCGGCGACGAATCCCTGTGGAGATACCAAACGAACAATGTCATTGACTTGATCCGACCACCACAGCCAATCGCCAAACATTAACTTGGCAGCGTAGTTATCTAGACCTGCCTGCTGTTTGACAGATACGGCATTTTGTATGGTGTCGCCCGAAGGGCCGGTCAGAATCATGTACGTGCCTTCTTGGAGACCGAAGCCCGCTTGCGTGGTCCAAAAGTCCGCATCGTCGGCATCGGACAACAAGGCAATGCCACAGCTCTGACCGCGCAGTGCATACATCCCTGACCTGGGTTGAATGTCCGAACCAATGAGGCCACCGACGGCAACGCCGTCCGCGCCGTCTGAACCCGCGGTTGCCGATCCCAATGCCAGCGTGAATGGGATCGGCGCTTTGGTCGCACCACCTGGTGTGGCGACGACGAACTGCGAGGGCCCGCGCTGTGGCCCCTGACCAAGGTTCACTGCACCCGTCAACGAGGCCCAAAAAGTAGCGCCTGACCCAGCGATATTGTCAAACACCTCAGGTTGAAGACCTGGTAGCGATACAGTCAGACGCCAAGTGTTTGCTCGGGAGCCGGCTCCCAAGTTCAAGATAACAAGGTTGCCTAGCGAACCCGTATACAAGGCTGTAAACGTTACCGTGATCCCAGGGACGGTGGCCTGCGCCGCCGTGTCCGTATGATCGGCAACTCTGACACAACGGAAGTCTTGCGCGCCCTGCTGAACTGCGGTGGCGACTTGCGTCCCCATGTCGTACTTCCGGCCAATTACGGGCCCAAAGGACCGAGCATAGTCCCCCATCGTTGCTACTATCACCGGGTGGCCGACTGGGCCCCACGATGCCGTTCCAATAACGCCAACAATATTTGTCGGAACACCATTGAGGACTAGGTTCTGTGGTGGCACGATCTGAACGTACAGATCTGGGACCACAAGGGCGGTCGTGTTGACGCTGCCCTGCTGAACTATTGGCATTCCGGTTCAACCTTCCTTGTTCACCGAGGCGACCACTCGCACGACAAAACGGGCGTGCTCACCGTTTAGGATTTGTGCAATGCGGGCAGCATCCGTTACAATGTCACCGCGGACAAAAATGCCAAATTGCCTTACGACCACCAAGTGCATAATACAGTAGCCCTCTCTTATACGATAGTTGTTACCGTATTAAGCACCAGCTCACCAAAAATCATCATCGGTTTCAATACGGTGGATACGGTAGCATATTCAACACAATATGTTAGATCTCGACGGTATAGCCTGGCGTTTTGAGATTGATCGAACGAAATCGTTCCCGAGTACACTAGTCTTCCCGCTGTGCCGTCCCCGAGCGCAATAAAACCTGTGATGCTTAGCGATTGATCAATTGCTGTTGCAGTTGCATCGCGCATGTTTGGTGTCGGACACCAGCAAGTGACATGAAAATCTTGCTCCTGCCGACGAACCTCCTGCTGCATCCACGCGTCAGCAACTACGCGGCCCTGTATCGTCGCTGCGCCCGGAACAGCAACTGTTGCCCCCGACAAGTTCACCACCCGCCTAGCCCGCATGAGAGACGCAAGGTTGGCAGCAACAAGCTCGGGAGTATCTCCCGACCGGATGCGATAAGCATAACTCTGACCATCCGCCAGAATGCCAGCCACCTGGCCAGCGGCCGCGACGCCGGCAAATGTGATGACGGTCCCAGCCA